AGATGATTGATCCATCACACACGTATATCAAGAAGTACGGCACGCTGCGAAGCATGTCCGGTCCAGATGGGCTTAAGTACGTCTTCGGTAATGGTGTGGCTGCCCATAACAAACCTTTAGTTACCAGGGCTCCGAAGATGGTTCTGCCGGGGATAGCATCATTCGACCCTCGTTGCATGAACTTCCAGGCTAAGTTGTCTTTTGAATTAAACGAAGCGTGTCCTGTTAATCTTAACAACGATTTGTTCGCGTTAAATGGTGTGCATACAAGTTTCGATCGTCTGCGCACGCTAGCGGGTTATATGATGAACCCCATGTCATATACAATGCTCGATAACAAGGATTACCGTATTTCACTTGGTCTGAAATCTGGCTACACAGCTAGACAACGTACTATAGCCGAGAACGTTTGGACGTTGATTTTCTCGGCATACTCACCAGCTTCGGTGAAGATCACTAAGAAATCAACGAGCGGTCAGAGGCGCAATACCTCGGACCACGTTTGGAAGCATGATTTCGCTCTGTTCGTCTACGAGAGTGATCACTTCGAACAAATACTCCAGGCTGTCGAAGCTAAGGACTGGCTTAAACTGGCTGACACGTTTGAGATAGTTTTCGCTATGTATATTCAAAAACGTGATCAGGTGGACACTCCAGGAAAGGAACGCCTCGTATTTGATCTAGAATATATCCTTTCTGGTGGTAAATCTGGTAACGAGTTCAACGCTGACAAAAAGGTCGTAGTTGATGGCAAAGAGTGGTCTGAATTTAGTGCTACTCGCGCCCGGGTTGTACATGCTGGTCCGTGGGCTATTAACTGCTTACTGTCGATCATATCAAGCGGCACAATGCTTTCGCTGTTTGAACGTTTTCCTAGCGTATTTCACGTAAATACCGCCGAAGAAATCGAAAATGTCGTCAACGGTAACTACGTTTGGGCAGGTGACGTTAAAGAGTATGACAGGTCTATGGATAAAGAAGCAATCTCTGTAGCACACGAGATGGCTAAAAAGTTCTGGGACCCTCGTTTCGTATCTATTTCAGAAATGTTATATTTCTCACCGTATTACGCGAGACCGTTAGATATGAACGGCACTCGTGGCACTTGGGTGGGTGATCCACGTAATCTTGAACCTCAGGTCATGGCTGGAAACAGATCTGGACACGCGTGGACCTCCTTAATGGCTAAGGGCAACAAAGTCATCGAAACGTTATTTATTTTTGACGCGATGGGTTTAGAAGTTCTTGGAAATGAGAGGTTGTATTTAGAAGGAAAGGGTTCGATCGGTATCATCAATAACGGTGATGACGAGATTATCTACACCAAGAACCCTGGCATATTGGACCTATTCAAAGCCAAACGTGCTGATCTTGACGCCGGACATTATGTTGTTACGCGTGAAGAAGGCGCGGTATTTTCGGGCAATCTGCTGATACCCGATAAATACGACTCTTTGAAATATCACGCGACGCCACGTTTGCACACAGGTTTTGAAAAGATATATGTGCCCGAGCGTAGCATAGGTGGTAATTTCAGGCCCTTTTGGTATATTGGCGTGCTTGAACGTATCAACAATAGAGCAAGACATCCATTGGGTGAGTTAGCTTGGGAAGTGCACGACAGATTGTTCCACGATATGTTGGCACCGCACTTTGGCACGCTTCATAGCATGATCGTTGATGCTGAACAGAAGGCCCCTTTTTCATATGGCGCGCTTACTGTTGCTGATCGCGAAGTGTTAGAAGATCCTAGCAAGCTCCACTACAAGTTCCTCGATTCTGAAGTATCGGACGAAGTTCTTGAACTGGTGGTATCAAAAATACCGTTCGAGAAATTCGAACATTTAGTTAAACGCTACTTCACAGGTAGCATTCAATAAGGAGCTATTCAATGTTAATTAATAAGGTAGGTCGAGCCGCCGAAATCGCGTCTCTTATGGAGATGGCTTCGCCCAATTTCGCTGGCCGCGCAAAAATGATATTCCGCGACTCGTTTGATGAGTTCGTGCGCCTCCATGGCGTTGAGTCAACGATTCTGAATTTTCCATTCGGTTCCAGTAACGTTCTAATCGGTGCAGACGGCAATCGCGTTCAATACCCAAAAGGTATTAAGGATGAGGCGGAAGGTGCCTACTCCGCGCGGGTCGCTTCCTACAAAGAAGCTCTGCGCCGTACCGGTTGGAATCAACGATTCGAAACGAAAATGCATCCGGGTTCGGCTCCTACAAACAAGATGATAGGTGACGTGCGCGTTCCTGCAGGTTTGTGCCTCATCGTTGGCGGCGCTGCCGCCGGCAAAACCCCTTTAGCACACGCTCTAGCGGGTTATGGCGATCAGGATTATCACATCGTTCGTTACGGCGAACCTCTAGCTGGTTACATCACGAACGAGGACGATGCCGCTTTTAAAGTAGCGCAAGCATTACTGTCTGGGTATGATGTAGTTCTTGACTCAGTTAAAGACGTGCTCTCTTTAATGGGAGGCGCCGCCATGAAATCCGGTCTATCACGTGAGGTACTTCCTCTCTTCTCACGTTGGGCCACATTGGCAGCTGACACTGGTTGTACCCTCTACGTACCTGTCAACCCGTCTTCACCGGATGAAGAAGTAGTCCAATTGCTAGTCGAGGCTACCAAATCAAACGCGACTATGACGGTATACAGCGACGGTGGCGATAGGTGGTCATATGTCGCTAGACGTGGCGAAGGCTTACAACGTGAATCAGGCAGTTTCACTGCCAAATTCGCTAAAGACGGCACTATGGACTTGTTAAACGGGGCGAGCTCTTCATCCTCATCGAAAGAGTACACATCGTCTAGTGTTACGAGCGACGACATCACTGACGCGGCTTTCGCTGCTTCATTACGTCGATCAGTTCTCGCGAGCGTCGATTGATACTAATCGACTATACGTTAAATTACTCATCATTATTATTATTAAGGAAATAAAATGGCAACTCGTAAAACAAACAACACTAAACCTTCAAACTCTAACATCGGTACAAAATTGAGCGCTGAAGAAACGCAAATCTTGAACGCTACGACTGGTGCGTCCGCTGCTGATACAGAAGCCGAAGCGTCAGGTGACGGATCTAACGGTGGTAACAACCGTCCGTCTGGCGTAAAATTCCTTGAACGCGATAACGGTTCATCGCGCTCTATCCCTTCTAACACTGTCAATGTTCAGATCGTTTCAACCATTCTTGACCGTTTGGCCGGCACCGTGGTCACAGAACCTATCTTCCGTGCCAAGCCAAACCTGAACATGATCATGCGTAGAGCCGCC